TCCCCAAACTATACGATATACCTAAGCTCACCAAAGGACTCTCCGCAGCACAGAAGATTATTTGGAATAAAGCTATGAACAAACCTAGTTCAGCAAGGAAAGAGTGGCGACCTCCTAGTACTGCTAGAAAATTAGCCAAACGATTGGCTGATAGTGTGCTATATGAAAACGATGATGATGATGCGGAGAAGAGGCCAGGAAATCCCGCAACAACTTCTCTAATCAAAAGACCTCTTGTGGGGGGAAAGCCTGTTGCACACTTAAGAACCCTCAAAAGGCGAGGAGGATTGACAGGATCAGACGCTTATCGTCCTAGATCTGCTCACGCTTCATTAACTAGGACCCAACCGCACAGATTCATTGAAAAAATGTCTTCCCTTGTCGCAGCATGGAGAAGAACAAAAACAGGAAAAGGTAGACAGGTAGTTAAGAACCTAGCTGTAGCCCCCAGAAGAGGTAGACAAGCCAGGAAAAAATTCCTTAAAACACAAGCGTCGAGACATGCGCCAAAGCAAAAATGAAAAAGAAGAACTTCCAAGCAAACGATCACTCATTTTTAGATGTAGATGAGGATATCGAAAGCGAACTTAGTCTATTTGATCCTACTAATCCCGATATTAATTTATTCAATTTAGTAGATGATGAGATAATTAGGTTGGCGGGTTCTAAACTTTTATATTATAAGTACCATCAAGTAGACCAGGACTTCGATGCGGTCTACATGGAGCAAAGAAATAAGCCCATATCCAGCGACCCTGTAATAGTTTACGGTCACTATGAGCCTAGGGCATTAGAAGAAAACCTCACCCAGTTTGGTATTGAACTGCAAAATGATCAGGTCTTTGTATTTAATAAAGACTATATTGAGAGAAGACTTAGCCGTAGACCTCATCCTGGAGATGTTGTGATGCCTAAATTTCAAAATCAGAAGTACGAAATATTTGAGGTGCAGGAAGATAGCTTTGAAGCATATGGAGTCTTTCATTTAACCTGTAGTGCCAAGCTCCTGAGAGATACGGAGGCTATACAGGATCAACCTCTGTTGAAAGTGTCTACAGAGCGCGGTGGTCCCGTGTATGAGGAGTAGATAATGGGATATAACGATAGTGGAAAACCAGAAATAATAGAAACAGATGTTTCTTCTTCTACTCATACACGGGGAAGACCTTCTTTAGCTATTGTCAAGTCTGTATTGGAGGCTACATTTAATCAGCAGGAAAACATCTCTTATATTTATAGAGAATCTTTACAGGCTGTAAAGGAAATGTTTGGTGGTCTTAAGTATATTAATGCGGACGAGGGGACTATAGATATTAGATGTATTCATGGCAATCCTGAGAGAACGATAGCAAAACTGAAGCAAGATAATAATATAATCTTACCTATTATCTCCATTGTCCAAACCTCGTCTGAGGAAGACGAGAATAGAAGAAGACCTAGACAGATAGTTCTAGATAAGAAGGTTTGGAGTGAGGCTAGGCAGAGAGCATTTAGGGTGTTTAGTCTCGCCCCCAAGGCAGTTAACTTATTGTATGATGTTAATGTGTGGAGTAAATATAAATCAGATCTAGACCAAATAAGTGAGCAGATGCACCTGAAGTTTCACCCATCTATTCGTATTGTTACATCATATAATAAGTACTCTCAAGGATTCCTGGTTCAAGAAACAGATCAGTCTAGTGTGGACCTGGGAGACAAGGAGGATAGAATCTTGCGGAGATCCTATAGCTTCAAGCTTCAGACCTATATCCCTTCGCCTCAATTCTTATTGACCTCTACTGGAAAGATAGAAACCTTCAATACTGAATTAGAATTAACTAAATTGATCAACGAATGTTAATTTATGAAAAATCTTACTTTTTTATACCCCCGCTGGCCTAGATATATTGAGGATTAAATCTATGAAGTCTATCACAAATACCGCAATTCAAAGTTTTGAAGTTTACTTTAAGACTGATAAAGGACCCGAGGTTTACTGGCTACAGCCACAGGAAACAATTGTTGTTCCTTCTACCTATCTCACAGAACAAATCCATACTTTAGCAAAACGCCGCATCTTGCGCGTTTCAAATGCAGTCTAAGAGGAATAAATTATGCCGTCATATGTAAGCCCTGGTGTCTATGTCCTAGAAAAGGACCTATCCCAATACGCAGCCTCAATTAATTCTTCTGTTGTGGGATTAGTTGGCTTTGCGAGTAAGGGACCTGTTAATAAAGCTACCCTGATCACATCTCCTGCTCAATTAGTGAGAACTTTTGGTAAGCCATCCGAAGCTATTCAAGGACAAGGCTTAGAGGGTGCCGTTGAGATCCTCGAAACTACTACATCCATGTACTTTGTTAGATCAACTCACGCTGCTAGTGCAACAGATGCTTCAGCGTGTGTCTCTTTCGGAACTTGTCCTGCTGTTGCCGTGTCTGGGTCTGATGGTGGCTACTTTGGCGAGGACGATGGTAACTCTGGTTACGGCATTAGTGGTGCTTCTATCTACTTCAAAGTAAATGGTTACGATAATGCTGGAAATAAACTCTTCACTTCCGACAAGGAATATACTATAACTTCTTCACTTACTGATGGAGTGTCTCAAACTACAAGAGACGCAGAAGGTGGGTTGATTGCGTTTAAGAGCGTGTTTGGTGGTGAGCTTGATAGTGGTAAGATTGGTGCTTTCTTTACAAGTAATGAAAAGAACTCTCCATTTATTGTCGCGCCCTTTGCGGGGTCTGGGGCATACATAGATGTTACTACCTATAGTGATGACAAGTTTACTGCTCCCGTGAGTGCCCTTAAGCCTGTAAGTGGGCTGTCTGGTGCGCCCGATGTTACGCATGGTCAATGGGTTTCTTCGTGCAGGAGCTACGGTAGCACTTACCAAAGCCCAGCTACTGCTGAAGGTTCTGCCGCAGGGTATTTAGTCCAATCGTTATACCCAGGTGGTGGGTATAACTTAGGTACAAGAACCGATGGAACCACAAGCGGAAACTCAGTAGAGATTTCTCAGTATGGTAATCAAAACTGGTTAACTACCATCAATGATGATGGTGTTTCTGACGAAACTTTCAAGATGGCCCTGGTAAACTCTGGGTCATACGCTACTGATGTTTTAAATACTACGGATCTCGGAACCAATAACAAGTCTGATGTTGTTATTGGTAACTTTGTTTCTGGAAACACCAGTAACCCTATTACTGGATCCAAGTTATCAGTATTTGCTGATCAGTTTGTATCAGTTGGGTTCACGAAAGTAAATGGAACCTGGGGTGGAGCCATCGAAGGGGGAACAGGTACAGGGGCTGACAGAACCATCCCTGCTATCACGCAAGCTACTGCTGGTTTGGGTAGATTTAATAAGCCTGTTCAAGGAACTACAGGTCTTGCTGGTGGAACTAACGGTACAGGAACTGCTGATGAAAATGCAACTGCCTTAATTGGAGACTCAACTAGTGAGCCTAAGACTGGAATGCAAGCGTTGGACGATGATGTTCTGAATGTCTCCCTTGCTTGTGTCCCTGGGATCACTACGCAGAGTGTACAGAATGCGCTCATTACCCTGGCAGAGACTAGCCAAAACTTCTTGTCCGTTGTCTCCGCTCCTTACGGAGTGGGTACTGTGCAAGATGCTATCGCTTGGTCGAATGGTCAGAGTGCTTACAGAACCGCAGCCATTAACAACTCGTACTCTTGTTCTTTCTGGCCTTGGGTGAAGGTTTACTCTCAATTCGATAGCAAGGATGTTTGGTATGATCCAGCCATCTTTGCTCTGAGGCAGATGACCTACACCGACAATGTTGCAGACCCGTGGTTTGCTCCCGCTGGTTTCGTGAGAGGTAGACTTACTAAGCCTACAGAACTTGAAGTAAAACTGACTCAAGGCGATAGGGACACTATGTATAGTGGAGGAAATGCTCTCAACCCGATTCAAAATTGGCCCCAGCAGGGGATCATGATCTGGGGACAGAGAACTCTCAAGAGAACCCCTAGTGCCTTGGACAGAATTAATGTGAGAAGATTAATGATTTACTTAAGAAAGCTTATCTTATCTTCTACTAGAGAATTCGTTTTCGAGCCCAACGATCCGTTCACTTGGGAGCGTATCACAGGGGTACTTAACCCAGCGTTAAATGATATTAAGAACCGAAGAGGTATTACTGAATACAAAGTGGTTTGTGATGAAACTACTAACACTCCTCTGCGGATTGATAGAAATGAGCTTTGGACTAAAATCTTTATCAAACCCACGAAGACTGCGGAGATGCTTGTCTTCGAAATTAACCTGACTAGTCAGGGAGCATCTCTAAGCTAATAGGAGAAATATATGGCAACTTTTTATAACAGCGGTGATCATGGGCGTATCATCT